CGATCATAGACGTACCGCCACCGTTACCATACCCAGCCAGCATCAGGTTGAATGTTAATGTGCTACCATCGCTTGAGATCGCATTCCCAGCGTTACGGAAATTAAGATCTGTCGCGGTTCCTGCACCAGCGCCGTCCTTCTTTACACCGACCGCGGCAAAAGAGGGAGAGGCGAGAGTCAGCATCAAAACCGCCAACAATAATACTTTGATTTTTCTCATTGTCTTCTCCATTTTTATTTTAAGAGGTCGTGACATTTTGTCACGATCTCCATGCCTTAATCGTGTGTGTAAAGAATAACCAGAGTAATAACGCCCGCAGTAGCGGTCGCCCCACCCGTGGTTAAAACGATTTGCAAGTCGTTCGTTCCGGTAGCAACATAACCGCGTCCTGACAACAGGGTCAATGCGTTTGCCGTTTGAAGACCCGTGCTCGCAGATGCGTAGCGGGTAGCAGACCCGTCATCACCAATCGAAGCGGTCAACGATACTTGTGCCGTAGAAGACGACATCAAAATCGCTAGAATTGTAGATCCGTCCGGTAACGCATTGTTACCGAAAATGATGGTACTGCCGGACAATTCTACCCCGGTTAGCGTGATCTTGTCCACGTTGCATTTAACGCGACCATCGATCCATCCTTGTGGCTGGACGTTTGTCAGCCCACCAGCAGCGGCTGCTGCTGCAACTAGCCCTGAATATTCAACCATGATAAAACCTCCTGTTTAATAACATTTTTATTAACAACTTATCAACAGACTGTTAATAAGTATTAAGCTTCGGCGCAAGCCACTTCCACAATGCGGGACTCTTCCAAACGAGTTGCACCCATAACTAAGCGCATGTAAACCTGCCACGCATAGTTTTTGTCTGCGCGTTCCGTAATGCGACCTTCGGCTTCTTTCATAACAGCCAACTGAATGGCTTTTTTCTGCCAGAAATAGCACAAGCGGAAACCAGACGCATTGGTAAGTAAGCGTTCACTTCTCTTAAAACGGAAACCAACCCATGTGTTAACTTCACCCTGAACCAACGCCTTAACGGTGTTGAAGTCAGAGCTGGTCACTTCGGTCGTGTTTAAGAGGTCTTCTAACTGCTTGGCACCAATAACAGCGCAACGATCTTCATTATCGACTTCGGCCAAGTTTAACAACGTGGCAGCACGCAAGACTTTCGCCTTGGTCAAACCAGTGTTAGACCCACCACCGCCGTATGTAACAGCGACCTTTTGGTTGACATCGAATACCGTTGCGGTTCCACCGGCAGCGCCAGCGTATGCAGTACCGCCCATAGCAGAAATAATAATGTCATCTTTCTGGCGATTGGCAGCGGCGCGCTTGGCTTGCATGTAGACAGACTTAGGATCAACTAACATCTGGAGAGCATCAAGAGGGTCTTCCAACGTGTTAGAAACGAAATAGCGCGGGGTGACCATGCGCAGACGGTGATCTGGAACCATAATTGGCGTGTCGGCATAACGAGTCATGATTTCAATAAAATCATCACTGCCGTATTGATTATAAAACTTGCGATCCCCACGAAAATCATAGTCAACCATAACGCAATCGCTGGCTCGAGAGTCAGACTGTTGCGCTAACATTGATACTGTATCTTTGTATTGTTGGACAAATGCGATACTTGGAGCGGCCATAATAAACCTCCTGTTTAAAACCATTAAAAAACTGATTTTGGTAACTTAAACAGTTGTCCATTGCTGGGCCGTTTGTTGCGGAAATGTGGGGCCGTTTTAGAGGTTGTCCCTAAGAGCTTTGAATCTGCGCTTTAGCTTCGCGTCTTCTTCGACTGAGGCACAACATTTGATTGTTGTGTTCTCTCAGCCGCAGCTTCTTCGAGTGGCTTAACGACAAATTCAGTCCACGCAATTTCTGCGCGCCGAATCGTAACATCTTGTTCAATTTGTGTCTTAGAAGCTATCGTAATGAAAGGTTCAAGACATTTCAAGCGTAATTCAATATATTCTTTAGGTGTCAAGCCGTATAGGTTTGTCATTATTTATCTCTCTATTGTTGTTCCGGCGGATATGCTCTTTCGTATAAACGCATTCTTTCTTTTATCCCAGCGGCACGGTTAGGTGATTTCTCGTCGTTAACTGGATGACTTGGATCATTTTTCATTGATTCTAATTTTGCTTTTGCCTGATCTGGCGTTTCGTTTCCGCCGGAATTATCTCCGCCACCGTTTTCGATGACAATAGAATTAATAGAGTCCTCGCCCATCTTTGACACTAATCGACCAAGCATCCCCAAAATAATAGGATCATTGCCGATTCCGTCAACGCCACCCATTCGCGTTAAAGCATCTTCACCACCAGCTTTTAAAACAGCTTTAGCGACCCGCGATTTTGTTGCTTCGTAGTTGGCTCCCCACTCTTTACGCAATGAATTCTCCGTGCTCTGCATAAACTCTTTTTCTAAACGTTCATTCTCGACGGCGGCATTGCTTAAAGCATCAATGTAATCTTTATTTAAACCATCTGCTTGCTTCTGGCTTAATCCGTGCTTGTGCGCAAGTCTTTGATACCCGCCAATACTTTCCGGCGTTATGCTTATTGATTTATGCAAATTCTCGACGGGAGATAGCTTGTAGCCTTCCGCCTTTTCTGGACGCCCTAATTGATTGTGGAATTTATCAACATCTTCTTGCTTGGCATTATCCGGCGGAACTAAAATACCTTTTCGTCCGATCATGTCCTGCTGACTTTTATAACTCTTATAAAAATCATCGGGGCTTTTAAAATCTCTTAAGCTAGGATCATTGGCGGCTTCGTCCGGAAAAACATCAATCCAATCGCGCCCACTGTCGCCCTGAGGCGGATTCTGATTATTGTTTCCTTCATTCCCCGTCGTAGGAGCTTCTTTATTTTCCGATCCTTCTGGTGCCATATATCCTTCGCCTTCAATCATAGAGATGCCCTTTCTTATTTGCCCCAAGTATAAATATCGTTTAAAGCTTCATTCTTCTTTTGTCCAGATTTTTTTATTTCGTCCATAGCTGACGATTTCTTTCCCTTAGCATTCATAATCGCACGGGCTTGTTTTTCGGTATATCCATCTCTTATCAAATCTTCTTTAGTCTTCATATAGCCTGACCTCCGGCGGTGGTTGTTGATAGTTAATTTGTGATTCGATGTGGAAACAAAGTCTCTGCATACCTAAATTAAAATAAACTGCGTGAGGCTCCGAGATAAAATGTCCGTCCATTGTCAATGCTGCGCTTGCCTCCCGAAATGCTCGATACTTAATATCTTGCAGGCACTGCAATCCGCTTGTGGTAGAAAATGTATTTTTATATAATTGCGCACGCTGTTCGTCGGTCATGTTCGCTAATGCTTCTACCTCGGCACTATTCATTTTATTTCTTTCTGTTTTCTTTTAATTCTTCGCGGCATTTCTCGCATTTTCCCACATACTTATCGCCCTCTAGCATAAGAGCAACGGTCTCACCGCAGACACATCTTTTTGTTATTTCAAAGACCTGCTTGCGCGGAGCTCCGCGAACCGCTTTGCGAACCAGCTCGATTTCGTCCGGGAATGCCGGCATCCTAATTAGACTGTTTGCCTTATCATCTAATACCTCGTAGCATACAATGGCACCCTTCTCTTTGATTATATTGATAACGCGATACTCTTGCCCTTTAAGAAGATTAAATATTGGGTCTGCCCCATCTGAATGATTGAACTTAACGCATTTAACAATATCCTCACGCTCTATCACATTATGGTTTTCCGCTTGTGGTGCTTTGACTGGCTCTTCTGGAATAACACAAATGTTGGTACCAACACATCCAACGCACTCGGCAGAGTCTTCCTTATTCACAAAATCCTCAATCATCTTAATATCTTCGGTGATTTTGATTTGCCTGATCTCTTTATATAAATCGGATATTCTCTTGTTCGCCGAATACGGAACGCGTATCACCTTCCCGCTTTCAGATGTAACGACTAGAACAACAAGCGTAGGTTTACCGTCTGCTGACAAAAATCCATTGTCTTCGCAAAGCTCTATTTTCATTTTATTGATCCCTTTGGATATTCTTCCGGATTGGATTCCATTGTTTTCTTTAGCTCTTCCTGTGCGCGGATGAAGTCCTCGGGTTTGTAGACTTCCGGCCAATGACAAAACTTTCGATAATCAATCCCGTGCCTGCGAAACAATTCTCTGCGTAAATCAAGCTCTCCCGAGGAGTCCTGCAAAATCAAATCTTCGATTTCCATCAAGACGTTTTCGGCCTCTTGCTCCACGGCACCCATTGGAATATTCTCTTGGCGTGCCCACGCGAAACCTTTTTTTAATTGGGAAATTGATCGGTGGATAATGTCAAACTCGACGAGCTTCATGGACTCAGGCCTATAAACCATGGTCTGAACCATGCGAAGGAGTGTGTAAACATTAATGGATTTTGGGATACTTCTTATTCGCTTTTGCAAAACTATTATTTCCCAGCTGATGCAGCCATGGCTGAATTCTTCTCAGCTTCGGATCCGCTCTTGGCTATATCCGCCACAGCCGACCCTGCCTGCATGGTTTGAAGGAGTTGATTCTGCTCTTCTCGGTGTTTGCGCATCTGATCGACATCTGCGTCCCCTCGCAAGATTTCCGGGGTAACCCCACGAATGCGGTGCAGGACTGACAGAGTTTTGTCTTCGTCGATCTTATCGTACACTCCCGGGATGATTTGTCCAAGGCTTGCCACGTCGCCCAAGAAATTCTGTATCTCTCTTATTTCGGATTGTTGCTGTGCTCTTGCCAATTGAGACAGATAAACAAGCTCATAAGTTTCGTCAAGCAGTTCTTCGGGGACTTCGGGAAACCCTGACGACGTATCTCGACGGCCCATGCTGATCAATCGGATTAACATCTTGCCAAGCGTCCTGTTGTCGCGATTAACAACCGGCCCTAATAAAGCCATGTCCTGAGATATTCTGTGCTGCACCTCAATAACCGGCATCTGTTTTGTGATGTCGTCGAATGATCTAAACAAATTCACGAACATCCCTCGCTCAATCTTGCCGGCAATATATTCGATCAAATCTTTGCCTATATCAATGCGTCCATTGCTGACCGGTAAAAGCTGAATAGCGTCGTTAGGGGTTTTGGCGTCACGGTAATTCATCGCGCCGGGATTAAGATTAAGTGGCAGTACAAGACCGCGGCTCGGCATCATATAAGCCGGATCGGCTTGCTTCATCGCTCCACGGATCACGGTGCGAGACATTGCGTTAATCAATTTGACCCACGGAAAAATGTCCATAGCGGCCGATGATCCGTTTGGATCACTCGAGTCTTTATAGAAGACGGAGGAGAAATACGGCATCTCAATAAACCCGCTCTCTGCAATCTTCTGTTTGTCTTTTTTGTTGATCCAGAGCGACTTATAGGGCATGTTTGCGGCGTCTTCTTTGTCCGTCTCTCGGTCAAAGCGCTCGCCCACATAGTGGACGAACTCAAATTCTTGGTGCGGTTTATTCTCGAGCGATTCCAGCACAGACTTGCCAGCATTCCTGCCCCAAAGCTTGAAAGCCTGCCGGGCCGTAAGAGGGAAATTGCGATACAGTGCGATCAATTCGCCGTTAGCATCAACGACACGATTGACTTGACCGACCGGGATGTCGTTATATTTAACAAAGTCTTTGTCATCATCCAACATTGAGAATGTGCCAGTCCCGAAAATAAGCTTGCCATGAAACCACTCCGGAGCCACTTCGTAAAAGTTTGAATCCTTTAGCGTAGCAAAAGCCCAATCCTCAACGTCATGAGCAAATGTTTTAGCAATCTCGCTGTCTTTAATTTTTTTATTTTGGTACTGGTATCCGAACCATCTAGAGGAGGGATTTGTTAGGTAAGTATTAAAGCCCGCGGAAGTCTCGCGTGCCGAGATGATTGCTGTTGAGTCGTAGAGAAAATTAAACTTAAGCTGTTCCCCCGTTATCTTCATGGTGTTGATCCATGCCTTGCGAGGGGTAAAAAAGTCAGCCAAGTCTTGGCAATAGCTTCGATAATTGGAGTTCTGGTTGGTCAAGAATTCATTGTCGATCAAAATCTCTTTGACTTCATTCTCTGATGTCATGCGTGCTCACAGGGTAGGTCGTATTTTCTTAGATACGTGCGTGTCGAAATTATCATAACCTAATATTTTCATAAACCGTAAACGTTTTTGTGTTTCTTTCCCAACAGCAAAGCCGTAAACAATCCTATTAATCTTTGTTGATGCAAAAAAATGCTCAACTGCAAGGATGATCCTCGGGGTTAATCTGCGATATTCTTTTTTTACAAAAAGAAACATCACACACAACATCACATCGTCATTATAAGTGCAACCAAAGACTGTACCGCCGATACCGCAAATCGCCACGTTATCTTTCTCAATAATGACAATTCCTTCGCTTATTAATAATTCCTGCAAGCTTTTCTTTGTCTTTTCGCAATCAATCAATAAATCGCCATCATACTCGTCGACAAAATTAAAGAGCGTCGAAAGATCGTCCGTCCTGCCAAGGCGAACCGTAAGCTTATTGTCCGACCAATGTTTTTGTTCCAACCGTAGCCCCAATCATGCCAGCTGTTTTATTTGTATCTCCTCCATTAAGAAAACTAACGCGGCGTCTGCGCTCGAGGTCTTTTCTTGCACCTTCTTCTGCCGATACAACAGACGGAGCCACCGGCAAAGGAGCTGGAGCCGGAGGTTTCTTCGTTTGAAAAAGTTTTCCTATTGCTTGCCCGATCCCAAATCCCCCCAGCAATGTACCGGCAACTTTTCCGACTGAACCCATAAAATCCCCCTTATTTATTATTCCATTTTTCCATATCTTGGCAACTGTTGACCACCGTGATAGACATCATTATCCATTTTCCCATATTGTGGCATCGGGTTTCCGCGATCGGCATAAGTATGATCTTGGATGTTCTGGCTAAATGCCCACTGCAACATCTTATAACAATCGCCTCTACCCGGTGATCTTTCGAGTCGTTCCTTTAAATCTTCTTTTGGTTCGATCTGAATAAGGCCCTGCTTGTTTTCATAGTATTCTTCTTCCATCAAGTCTTCAATCAATTCTTGATCTTTTTCATCCATGCTACATTTCCCTGCCAGTCCTCTTTCCTGAGTAATAAATGATGCCTCGGCGCGCAGGTTGGCATACATCGGTCGCTTTCTCCCGTCGGGAAGCTCCTCAAAAAATGTGCTTTGGCCTGATCCGTGGAATTTTAATATTTCTATTCCCCGCAAATACTCCTCCGGCAAATTATTACATTCTTGGTAATCTCGGATTCCTAGGCCATCGCAATCAAAAATAATAAATGATCCTCTTATCTTTTTGCACATCTCAACCGCCTTGTGCGCTACCTCTGTGGGAGTCATTATTGTGCGCGTGAATGTTTCCATTACCTCGCCACCCTTGCCCGCCATGATGACGTTGTCATCAACGCCTTCGCCCGCGCTATCTACGGAGACGCCGGCATCTACACTATAGCCTGCAAGTAATCCGCGACGTTCTTTTGTGTGATTAATCCATGCCTGGTTGAATGTGTTGGATAACGCATTGTCTGGTATTTGGCCCAATACGCGTCCGACCCACCGAGGATCACTCTCTCCCCACTTGCGTCTTTTATCCTCGACCCAGTCGTATGTTGCAAGGCCGGGAACAACAATCTTTCGCTGGAGATAATTAGGGTTCTCCAAGCATGAAAAGTGGAAAACTATATTGTTTTGCTTATCCCGCAACATCTTGGCAAATGCTCCCTTGGCCCGGGTAGGGTTGCCAATAAAGATGCGCAAAGAGTTTTCTGCCGTCGATACCGCGTCAATCTGGTCAAAGATGCTGTCTTCTACGGCCTGAGCTTCGGTCACGATAACACACATGTTAGTGGCCGCCCGCAATCCCTGGAACTTACCACCACCGGACTCAGCTGCGGCTCCGGTATCCTTGGTTGCAAACCCTAGAAGGAACCAGTCCTCTCGCCTTATCTCGATATAGGGATCAGTGTAAGGCTTACCCCAGAGTTTAATTTTCTTGTTGTTGAAGCGCGCAAGCGTCTCGGCCCACATGATCTTTTTTACCTGGCGGTCTGAAGGGGCGGTAAGTATAACCTTCGAGGGGATAAAGCAGTCTAAGAACCAGTTGGCTATACAGGAGCAGATGAAGTCTTTACCAAGCGCATGCCCGGAGGCAATATATATAGGCTTGTGCTCTTTAATGGCCCGACTTAAGGAATCAATAAGGTCTAATTGTAGTTTCCAGATTAATTTAACGCCTAAACATTCGGTGAGATACTTGCGAGGATTTTCTTTCCAGTATTCGGTAAGCTGTAGCGTTTTCTCGGCGATTGTATGCGGTATCATATTTTTGCTTTTGATCTCATCTGGATATTAAGTTTTCTGCAGAACTCAAACTCCGACAGCTTTGGAATAGGTTTATTTAGGTGGCAAACACTGCACAACATCACAAGATTGCGAGGATCATCTAAAAGATCGCCATAAAGCTTCCTAGCCCACTTTGTTTGCGAGAACAGGTGATGACGTTGCTCTACGAATCGTTTATTACAAAGCGGACAGACCATAAAAAGCCACGTTATGTAAAGTGTTTACGCATAAAAGCCATGTTTACTTCCTATAATCTTTTACAATTGTAAACTAATATTAAGCACAATCTTAGCATCATATCTGGGAAACCTCTAGCAAACACTTGTTTTAAGAGGAACAGTAAATGGTTTTATCAGGCCCTATTTATCGTTATAGGTAACGCTGGTTCGTGTTTCCCGTCAAAGCCTGTTTATTCCCGGACACAAAGGGAGGGTCGATGCTCTTACCCACGATTACTGTTTTTATCCGAGCCGTATCGGTGCGATTCTTTACAGACTAACCACAGGAAAAGTCTTAAATATTTATGCCCACCAAAAGAAAAACCCGTGTTTGACTAGAGAAAACATCCTCACGCGGCAGGCGGTGTCAATACACGGGTTGTCCTTTCGGACAAAGAAAAAACCAATCAACTATTTGTTTGATTGGTATAAAAATTTATTCTCTTTGCGCCTGCCATTTCTTAATATTATCAGAATTGATTATAGAGTCAATACCTTTTTATAGTATTGGCAAAGGAATTCATAAGAGTTAAAAGATAAGAAAGGCTGGTGAGATAGGATAGATTTTATTTCTTTTAACTTGCATAGATCGGCATCCAGTAAAGATGTTTCTCTCTTCTCCAATAAACATTCAATAGATTCGATTAAGTCAAGCGCGCGCTCTTTTGGGACGGGTCGCTCATTTGATATTAGTTTATGCTTGGAACATCTTAAGCAGTGTCCGGTAAACCAAAGCATACCGTCGATGGTTTTGGTGTATTGGTGTCCGGTAATTAAGCAAAGCAATCCTTTAATTTTCATATTCATAAATCTTTCCGATTTTGTTTGTTAATATGTTTACTGTGATTTTTAGTGTTTCTATGTCTTCTGCCGATCGCTTTATCATAAGAAACCGCCCTTCCTCTTCATGCAATATTGATGCGATATGCTGTTGATAATTACTTTCTAGTTTCTGTAATGCGGCTCCCCCAAAGAAAACGAAAATAAGAGAGATTATAAGCGTCATTAATAAAGTGCTTTCGTGCTTTGTTGAGCTTTCTGTTTTCTGGCTTAACGCCTTACATTTACAATTCCTGATCGGTTCGATCATATCTCCCCCTTAGGTTTCTTTTCCCTCGCTAAAAACTCGTCCACCTCTTTATCTGTCATCCCGTACTTATTTTGCAGGTAAGATTTGACTGATTCCTGCAACTTATACTCCATGATCCCTAGCTTTGATGCGCCTTTATGCTCTTTTTCATATTCGGCATATGATTTTGCTAGTTCCTCTGCATCCAATGGGTACTTACAATACTTGATCGGTTCTGTCATATCTCCTCCGCTGGTGGGTTCGTGAATAAATAATCTTGCGCTAAACGCTTATTGATGATGTCTATGTATTCATGACTGATTTCAATTCCGATATAATTCCTATTGTTCATCTTAGCCATTTTAAGTGTAGTGCCGCTACCGGCAAATGGGTCAAGTACTGTATCGCATTCATTGCTCCAAGAAAGGATGTGATCTTCGGCTAGTTTGTCGGGGAA